CATAGCTCTTGAGCTGGAAGGCAAAGCTACTCCATGAGCCCATACGGTCAAGGAATAGGATGTGACTCTCAGAGATTAGTATCCTTCTATCTATGTTTATCTTGTACTTGATTGATTTCTGAGCATGGAAGACACCATTACTATAATACATCTCATAGCTCTGAGTAGTTGGCTTAACTAATGGAGCTGTGCCACTCACCAATGTAAGTGAGCCATAGTTATTAGGACCAACTGCCAAGCCCTTGATGTAGTCTGTACCCGTTAATGTTTTACGAAACACTGAGCCGTCATCACTTATAAAAGTTATCCTTGGGTTTGTGTTGACATTAGGGTCTTTAATATTGAGCCATAAGTCCTGACCAAGTGTGCAGCTGAATGTTGTAGGCTGGTCAGTGAGCCATTGGCCAAGTACGTTGTCAAGCTCATAGTTAGTCTCATCCCAGTACGGCATATCAATCCATGGCTGTACCCCGTTGAACACATACTTGTCAAGTGTGCTCACTATGTTAAGGTTGATGGTCTTTCTCTTATCAGCATACTCCACTGAGCCGTTGATAGTTGCATCAGTCACCTCTGACCACAATGCATTGATGGTGAAGTTAGTTGTGCCTGTGATGGCAATCACTGTATGCAGTCCTTCTACTCCTGGGTTGGCCACACCTAAGTCAGCTTGTGTGATGTTCACCTGGTCTCCTACTTGGAAGGGATGCGTTGCTGTGATGCGAACGTTACCAGCATTGTCAACCAGTGAGGCTGTGTAGCTTAGGTCAAAGATATACTCTTCACCAAACTTAATATCGTAGTTATAGTATGAGTTCACAGCATTATAGAAGGTAGTGATGTACGGGTTAAAGTCAAAGCTCACCATGTTACTAAGTAGCTTAGATAAGTCCTGCTCCCCATTGCCATTGCCATAAGCTGGCAGTGCCTTGTAGTATCCTATCCTTGTTGCCGTTCCTGCCTCAAACACCTCAAAGATGTATCTGAATCCTGCCTTGTTCACATTGGTTGACTTCACTATGAACTTGCACTCATTGTATGCAGGCGTGAAGTCTTGAGGCTGTGCTATGATTGTTGTTGCCATACCTATATTGTATCTTGAAGCGAATCCTGTTAGAAGGCTAAGTAACTGTCATCAGTGTAGTACTCCTGCTTGATGTATGTCGCTGCATATCGGATGGCATCCATGGCATCATCCCACAGCTTGACTGGCTCATCTGTTATCTGGTCGCCTATCTTCTTCCACTTATAGTTCTCATACTCCTTCTTAAGTGCAGGGTGCTCCTCACATATCACACCAAAGGTCTTGATGTTGTCTATCCCTTTCTTCACTACCTTGTTGGCATTCTCAATGTAGTACCCTGCCCTATCTATCTCTGCTATGGTCTCAGGTCTTGAGTAGTCAGCCAGTATGTTGATGCTCTTATCTATGCCTAACTGATCCATGCGAGCGATGAGGTCAGTGGTGGTCAAGTAGCTCTCATAGATGACTGGCTCAATGTAGATGTCCTTGTCTCTCCAGTACACCCGTATCAGTGCAGTAGGGTGGTTGTATCCAAAGTCAAGCCCATAGACAAAGGATGTGAACTTAGCAGGCCTATGCTTGACAAATGACCAGTTGCTGTAGATGTTGCTCTTGCTGATAGCTTTCTCTCCAAGTGCGTATATCTGATACTGTGCCTCATCTGTTCTCTTCAAGTCCTCTATCTGTCGCTTGATGCTCTCAGGTAGGAAGGGGTTGTCCTTGTAGGTTGACTTGATGAGGATGCTCTCCTCTGCTGGTAGTTCATACAGCCATGAGTTGCTTTCACTTGGGTTGTAGTCAAAGATTAGCTTACCCTCTGTCCTCATGTTCAGCTGAGTGAAGTCATCATAGTACAGCTCATTGGCCTCATTGCACCATGCAAGGTCTCTCTTCCTACCTCTTATCTTCTGCTCATCATCCACTGAGAAGAACTCCACGATAGAGCCATTGTCAAAGGTGTAGATGTGCTCAGACTTATTGTGCTTGCTCACCTCGTAGATATCCAAGTCCTTCATGATCTCAAGGAAGTCTCTCATGACTGTAGCTCTGAGTGCAGGGAAGGTCTTGCGTATGATGCTCACTACCTTGCCTCTGTTCTGTAGGCAGTAGACTATTATCAGCTGGCATAGGCTGTAGGTCTTAGATGACCTTGAGCCGCCCTCATTGATAATGAATCTATGGTCTGGACTTGTCAGTGCCTCGTAGTTGCGTTCAAAGATTACTGTGCTCTTTATCTCCATAATGTGCAATAGTTGAGCTATACCACTCTATTAGTAGTATAGTAAGAATTATGTCAAAGATACACTATTTAATAATAGTAACCTTAATATCATTTATAGCCTGACCTTGGGTAGTTGTATCAACTCGCTCAGTTAGGTTGTTTAGTCGCTGAGTGATGGAAGGGTTGTACTGCCCTGCCATGCCTCCAGTTATCTGATCCTCTCTGATGACTCTCTTTATACGTGAACAGATAGCAACATAGTCTGAATATCTCCCATCTCTATTTTCAAAGTATTGGTCTACACATCCTATATTATCATAGCAGTAATTATAGAATCCTTCAAATACAAGAGGTCTCTCTAATGGTACTGGAGTAGCTTCCCCTGTTTTGTTTGACAGTGAGTATTGATACCTTGGGTTTGACTTGCACCAATCCCTGTAGGCTTCGAATAGCTCCCACATCTTCTCAGGGGTCTCTATGTATTTAGGCTTGGGCATCAGCCTTTGGTTTACGTTTCTTTTTAGGCTTAGGAGCGTTCTCTGGTATTGGTGGGTCTACAGCCTTATACTCTATCACAACTACCTCAGGTGCAGTCGTAGTGACTACCTCCTCAAAGATATGCTTAAGTCCTGTTGTGATATAATACTCTACTTTGCTCATGTCAAGGCTGGCAATAGATACTGCCTTTGTTCCTGTGTGCTTATTGTAGACCTTGATAGTCTTACCAATAAATTCGTCTTTAATTTTGTAGTTCATTTTGTTGTATTATTATGAATATTAGATAAGCAGCTAATGTAGCTCCTGAGAATTTATACAGCAGATACATATTCTCATTGAACAGTGCGAGCACCACACCCCATGCGAGGATGTAAGTGATTAGTCCTATGATGTCAACACTCTTCATACCTATATTGTATTTGTTTTATATTTTGTTTTATTTCTCGTATCAGAAAGTAGGCCGATGTACTGTTGATGTCAAAGTACTGAGCCAGTGCAGTCTGAGTTGAGTGACCTTTGTCATAGTATGCTTCAAATATAATCCTTTTTATCCTATCGTCCAAGTTGTTCCTGTATATCTCGACCATTGCCTTCTTAAAGTTGTGGTCATTCTCAAGTCTTATCTTGTGTTCTATCTCTGTTGGGTCATCAATGCAATCTGTTAGGTACTCCTGTGATCTGTAGATGTCATCTTTCTTAGTCCTGGAGCCTTGAGTCCATATCAACTCATACTTGATCGTATTGAGTAGGTAGCTCTTAGCCTTGTCTTGAGTCATATCTGGTATGTTGACCTTCACACAGTGTAGGTAAGCATTGTTGATGACGGCATCTGCATCTATTGAGCTTGGTATATTGAGTCGCTTGAGAAAGTGCTTAGTGTATTTGAGCACCTCTTCATAGTTGCGGCTGATATATTGGTCAAGTATTAGCTTCATACCATGTAAGGAAGTCTTTATACCACACCTTCCTACGTACACCAGAGCAGAAACACTCCTTGTCACGTATACCTGTTGCCTTCTGTTTGACAGCTCTGAGTTGAACCAGTGAGCTCTTTGTCATTGTCTCCTCCTCTGGTAGGTTTAGGACGGCCTCTATGAGTTGTATATCAGTTTGTTCAAGCATACTGCTGTGAGTGATGTGGCACAGGCCACAGTGAATGATTGTGAGTATGCCAAGGTTGACCAGAACGAGAGACACTTCCAGCAACCGAGTGCAGTGTGTAGCCAGTCTGGTAGTATCATGGTGTCTATGTAGTCCTGGATAGGCTCGAAGTGGGTGAACCACCAGGAGATTACTAAGGGAGTGAGGTATGTGATTATCATGGTGTAAATATAGTAATTATTTGAATACAACAAAGGGGAGCTGTTATACTCCCCTGTTTGGCTGCCGAGCCTCAGTTGTCAAACGTACTTAGCGTTGTACATATCTTAGTGCCACTTGAGAATAGTATTAAACAGTACTTACCTTGTATCTGTAGAATCTCTACTATCTCTTTCTTATTGTATTGAACTTTGTCCCCTACCTTATGTATCTTGCTCATGTGATGGTATTGTATTATCAAGTATCTCTTGAGGGGTGTAATACTGCCCTTCAATGTAGATCATTATTTGTACTAAGTAGTTCATATAAAAAGTTTAGTTTGTGATGTATGGTTGTTAATTCTCTGCATTGCCTTATCAAAGTACTCCTTATCTAATTCACAGGCTGTCAAGTCAAAGCCGTAATCATGGCATGCTATTGCTATTGAGCCACTGCCTAAGTGAGTATCTAGTATTTTGTACCCTTGTTGAGCATATTTGTCTAATATCCATTTGTAAAGTGCAACAGGTTTTTGGGTAGGGTGTATTCTATCTAATTGATTACTATTAATTTTTACAAGTTGTGAGTGAGATTTGAATGAAGTCCAAGCCATTTCAATTTGGCTCATAGTAGGTATGTAAGTCATTTTATCCCAAACTATAAAACATCTTGTAGGAGATAAGTCAAAATAATTACCACCCCAAATTACTTGATTTTTACTAACTCTAAAAAGTTGGTCAAAGTATTTTTTAGTTGGTATTGAGTTATCCCATGTTTTGTTTGACATACTACTTTCATATTTTGATAATGAATTTTTAGAAGTTCCCTCTTTAAAACCACTTCTATCTATTTCAGTAGCTATATTTATCCCATAAGGCGGGTCAACAATAGCCAAGTCAAAGTAGTTGTCTGGGTAACGTGCCATGAGCTCCATGTTATCTTCATTGGTGATAGTCATTTCATCAAGTAATTAAACACCTTATCATAAAACTTACCTCGTGCCTCACCACCTTGAAGGAATCGGTGCAGTGTTGCGTTCACTACTCCGATATCCTCTGCCATGTGTACAGCCCTGTTTCTGCTGTTTAGCTTGTCTTTAAGCTCACTTCTCATCCAGTCGGTCAGTGTTTGACCTACTTGGAGATAAACGGTCTTAGAACGTTTGCTTTCTGCCATATATTTTGACATAATCTATATTTTAGTTTTTTATTTCGAGATACTATAACTCTTAATTAAAAGGTAAGTCATCTGGCATAAGCATTGGTTCATTGACTGGAGATGTAGCTGCCTCACCTTGCACCTTCCATGCATCAAGGGTGTTGTACCACTTACCGTTGTACTCTCTACCTCTGACATTGAATGATACTATGACCTCTTGACCTTGACCATAAGGTGCTATGATATCCATCTTGTCATTGACTGTCTGGAAGATTACCTCTTGAGGATACTTGTCTGCTGTAGTGATCACAAACTCTCTTACTGAGAATTTATCTGATATCACTTTGACTGGGTTGATGAGCTTGATAGCTCCTTTCATTGTTAGTTCTGACATGAGTCTTGGTTTTGTTTGTTTAAAATTGCAGATGCTATCACATACCTTGTAGTAAGTTCCTCTGCATACTCTTTTGCCATTGCGGCTACTGTTCCATGTGGGTTGGCATACTCTTCTT